CCCAGGTACGTCAGGTGCGGAAGCCATCACATCGAATCTCTTGTCCCGTTCTTCACCAGTCTTCATTATCATGTATGCAGGATGGTAACACATGACTTCACCAACCGCAAGTTCCGTCACAGACTGAGCCTGTCTGCCAGCCAATTGCTGAACATACGCAATTCGCTTCTTGTGGGACTCTGGCTTCAACATGGTGTTGGACAGCTCCTCTTTCCCTTTCTTGATGTCGTCTGGCATGGGGCAGTCATCATCGAACAACATCCGAATAAGCATGGAAGTCTTACGCGTTTCGTAACAGCCCTTCTCTGCCTCCTCAAACGTGTCAGGCGGTATGCTTGAATCCTTCCAGCTGGCCGGACTGTGCCTGTCCCTTATGGGTAACTTGCCTTTACCCTCCCAGTCAAACACCCTGACTGCTTCGCTGGGAGAGATGGCGCCGAAATTCCGCGCTTTGTATTCGCTCCACCATGCAGGTTCTGCGACATTGGCCTTTCGCGCTCCGTCAAAACCTGGAGTCTGAATGAACGACCACACCATGATCTCACGTAGAGATGTCTTGAATGACGTCCTTGTGGCTGCAGAAGTGGTGTGAATGACAGCTGCTTTTCTCCATCTCTCAAGAAGCGCGGTGGCCTGGCAGATGTCGGGGGGTGGTAACAACCGGAAGACCTTCATGGTCCCCAACGCATCGGCAAAAGGCAATTTTGCAGACCTGTTCCGGACAGACACCAACTCGTCAGCTATGTCACCATAAACGTCAGATGCTGCTAAATCAGCGCGTAAATCCACAGCACCTGCCGCTGCTAACGGGCCGGCTATGTCTGCTTTGTAAATGGAAACTATGTCCTTGAAAGCCTTAGCAACGTCAATTTCCTTCCCAACCGAGCATTTTAGCCCCGCAGTGATCGCATCTCGGGCGTTAGATGTCATCACAATAGTCGATCTAACCGCAGCATTGACCTTCGACACCGGTCCGCCGAATGCTTCACAACAACATGCTGCGACTGAATTGCGTATGCCAGTAATCAACTGCACCACCTTGTGGATGTCGGATGTTGGCAAAACAACGGAATCTCTGCCCTTCTTCCACATGACTACGTGTGGCCACACTTCAATCTTTGTCCCAGCTATGACTTTCTGGGGGCACTTGCGTCTATACGCCGATAAAGCGAATTTTACCTCCAGATCCCTGTCATCGCCCGACCTAACCATCTCAGCGTTACGTATGCGCCTACCGCAGTCCGCTGCCTCACGTCTTGCGTTAATGGACAAAACAGATCCTTCCAGGTCTTTGGCAATTGACACCGCAGAGGTCATGGCTGGGATTTTGACAACATCCATCAGCTCCGAAATCCGGG